ACATCTTGCTTAGGAATAAGCACGAATCTGTCCTTTGTTGGTTCGTCATGGAAGCCAATACTGAATCTTCTCTCTGCAACTGTTGGGTTGCCGATTAGTGGAGAACGGACATTCACTAGCATAGCGCTTGTACAGTTTCTTACAGAGTTAGCAACGCTTGATAGAGCAAACTTACCTGTGTGGTTCATGTTGGTTGGAATAACGCCAGTAGCGAAAACTCTGACACCATAGATTCGACCAAGTTCACCGCTTAGGATAGTAGCACCTGCACCGTATTTATCAACAGTTTGTAGTTCAGTAAGTCCTAAGAGTTGAACCTCAAGGTTTCTTGGAACTATCATAGCCAATTCATCTCTGTTGTCGGAGTAAACACCCAACTTAGCGATAGCACTTCTCATGTGAGCAAGTGTGAAGGCTGAACCTGCATTTGCTTGGGTTGCATCAACAGTAACCCCTAATCTATTTCCGGCAGTTGCACCAGTTCCGATACAAGCAGTTCTTAGACCATCAAACAATAGAAGGTAGTCATTTACAGTTCCGCTAACACCAGTTGGGTTTAGTTCAGCACCAGAAGTTGCATGTGGTCCGTTAATGTTGTCAGCAAAAGAGTTACCAGTAGCAGTATCACCGTTAATGAACAAAGATTGTTCGTTAGTAGCAAGTTGTGAAGCAATATCATCTCTTAGAACTGCAAGCAATCCTTCGACACCGTATGCAATCAGGTAATTACCGATTGGAATATTAGCAATCATTGTCTTAAGTTCCAACTCAACTTCGTTAGTAGCGTTTCGGCTCTCCCCTGCGGCAGTTCCGGCTTCGGCCATTGTTAGAGTTTGTTGGTGGAATGATACACTACCTGTCAATTTTGGAATCTTCATAATTCTTCTCGACATTGGCATAGCAGGGAAAAGAGAACGCATGAAGTTTCTCTCATATACTATTCCGATTATCTCTTCAGCAGTTTCAGTAGGAAGCATTGTTGCACCAGTTGTATTTGCTACACCTGCTAACGCTGCTTTCACCTTTTCAGTCATCTCATTAAAGTTCATTTCTTCGCTTGTCATATTATATCCCTTTCTCTATTTGGTTATTAAGTATATCCTAACTTCAAAGTCCTCTTCCTTCAATTCTCTCGGATAGCCAAGAGCCAAGTCCGGCCATGCCTTTGCTTACTTCTGGCAAAGGGTCGTACTTGGTTGTTCCAGTTTTCTTTTCAGTTGGAGTAATGTTAGCCGATAGGCTTTTTCTTTCAGCCGGTACGGATTTTGTTTCAATGTTTAGTTCAGCCATTTTTTCAGCAAGTCTTTTACCGACCTCTGCTTCAATTACTGCTTCTTGCTCTGCAATCTCTTTCTCTTCGGTCAAAGATGTAATTAGTGAATCTCTTTCAGCAATAATGCTCTTAAGTGATTCTGTTTCATCGAGTTTGTCTGTCAGGTTCTTTAGAGTTGCTTCCATGCTTAGAACGGATTTTACAACTTCTTCTAATACTGCATCATCGTCAAGAGTTTTCTCTTCAAGTTCTTCGACTACTTCTTCTTCAAGAGCCTCTTCCTCAACAAGTTCTTCTTCGACAAGTTCTTCCTCAACCTCTTCTGTTGCTTCTTCAAGAACTTCTTCTTCGACTGCTTCTTCAAGAACTTCTTCTTCAAGAACTTCTTCTTCAAGAACTTCTTCAACCTCTTCGGTTTTAACAGTGACTATTTCTTCGGTTGGAACTTCTATTTCTTGTTCCTTGATTTCAACTTCTTCAATTACTTCTTCGGAGGTTTGCTCATCAGACATGGAACTTTCCTTCTCTATATGGGTATTAACGCTATCGGTGGCAATAGCCTGTTTGAACTTTTCTTCCAAGTGTGCTAATTGTTGGCGCAGTTCTTCCATTTCAGTATCTTGGTCGGGTGCGCCCATTGGCTCGGCTTTACCAAACTCGATAACATAACTGTCCTCGGTTTCTTCAACTGCTACAATGTGCTTTTCCTCTGTATGATTTCCACCACAACCGCAACCACCGCAACCATCTCCGCCAATAATGTCTTTAGAACCTGTATAAGAAACTAAAGACTTCTCAACATCAAAGAGAGCATTTGGTGAAGCGGGAATATCAACCACGCTTGTTTCAATCCATTCAATGTTAGTAAATCTAACATAGCAAGATTCATCTTCCTTGTCATTAGGACATTCCTTTACTGCGGCTTTTGCTATGAAACCAATAGAGAATGACCTAAGCATTCCCTTTCTAATCTTTCTAACAATGTCTTTTTCTCCACCGTCAATTCTTGCACGCCCCATAACTGTGCTAATCTTCCTGTCCTCATCCTCATAAGAACCCATCTCGACATTTTCCATAACTCCGATAACGCCGTAGTCTTTTCTATGATTGTATAGAATAACTGGATTCTTCATGTAAGATTTCCAAGAGTCTAATATTGCTTTAGGCTCAACCATTTCCTTGTGTCGGTCAAGCATGGCTTCATCTCCGACATATACCGGACCATAGACAACAACATCGTCATCGTCTTTTTTGTAATTATCTTCATCAACGCTTTTATCAACCTTGAAAGGAACAATCATCCTGTATTCAAATACGGCTTCTTCCGTATTGCCTTTAATGGCATTGAATATTTTATCGTCATCCAAGAAAACGGCTTTACCAAAGTCCACCATAGAAAGGTGTCTATGATAAAGGGTTTAATACACTTCCTTTGCTTCATAGTTCTCTGGAGTTTGTTGAAAAATTTCTTGATATAGATTTTCTAACCATTCTTCATCCTTAGCAAAATGCCATGTGCTATGCTTTGTTCCCCTTATGTTAGTCCATCCCCAACGCTTCAAGAAGTAAGATATTGTAGTTGTTCCTAAGTATTTGTTATGTGGAGTAAAGTTATTCCCAACCATTCTTGGTTTGTTGGCTAACACTATGTCAAGTGCCTCCGAACCGTAAAACAGTTTCTTTGGATTTGCCAATGAATCTTTAGCCAATAGATAGGCTCTATAATTTATCCAAAGTGGAAACTTCTTCAACTTCTTAGCATTCTTATCCAATTCACACCCTCGATTCGTCAAAGAATTTTTGTGCAACTTGGGTAAAAGCCTGAAACCAGTCGTCTGTTTCTTTATGCTTTGCCAATACTTCATCTATAAATTTCATTTTTCCTATTTCTTCCGGTGTCATCTCTCTCGCCTCTGTTTAGTCCTATACATCACTACTATATAAGCATATTGTATATACTTTAGTAAAGCAACCAACCTAATACCATTTGCTGAAAGTTGTTGTTGTCAATTCGCACATACAAGTGGTGATGGTAACTCCAACCAACTTTCTCTGCAATCAATACATGAGAGTCGGAGTTTGCTTCAACTAAATTATTAATGTGTAGTTTTTCATCAGCCGTCAATTCTTTGAGAGAAACAAGGTAAGTTAGACCTTGATAATATTCGCCTTCGTGAGAAAATGATTCACCCGATAAAGGCGTGCTATTCTCTTTCTTCCTGTATGCTCTTTTGTAAGTTAGGTTAGCAACTGGGTTATCTGTTCCTGTCATGTCTGGGTTCGGGGGGCTTGCGTCTTGCATGTATAGTCCTACACGATGCACCTATATAACAGTTTTGTCTATACCATGATTCTTGGGAAGATTCTTCTAAACTTTTTGTTGAACACTTCTTGAGGAACGGACTTCATTTTCTTTCTCGCCATTTGAGCGGCAGGTCGTAAATATGGTTGAGGTCGCATTGGTGCAAATGCGGAACGGCCATATTCAACCACTGACGCATATTGAACTTTAGAATTTCCAAACCTGACTGTATATCCCTTCCTATCGGGGGTCATAACCACCCTGCCACTTTTCTTAAGTCGCCCAGTCCTAACTGGAACTAATTTTTTTGCTTTTCTCAAAATAAATTCAGCAATCCTCTTTGAACAATCTCTGCTAAACTCACCGCCCATTGTCGCAGCGAGCATGTGAAACTTCAAACCTATTCTGTTGAATATAGCATGATTTACACTAACAGTTGCATTCATGTTTTGAAGCATTTTAGACAAGATTAATCCTCCGCATCTAAGGCTCTTTTGAGTTTAGAAGCCCACGATTTACCCGCACGGCCACCCCAAAGCATAGCCGCAGTCCATGCCGGACTATCTTTTGGCTCATCTAAGAATCGAGCGTTTCTTCCCCACCATCTAATCATTTTCTTAGCCTTGAAAACAGTTATTGCAGTACCCCGTGCAATTGCTCTTGCTTCTTTTACAGTTGTTCCTTCTAATCCTGACCCACCGTAACCATCTTCAAAGAGTTTTATTCCTGTCTTACAAGCACTTCTAACTCCCTGTGGTGGGATTCTGTCTTTTTTTGTTAATGCTCTCTTGTCTATAATGTCCTCTGTTATCTCTTCATCTTCAACAGACTTCTTACTTGATAGTGGGTGTCCTTTTGGAAATAAATCTTGGTCATGTTTGCCACCCCTCCACTTGCCATTTTTCAAAGCATACAAGAATGAATTGACTCTCGCATAAGCCCATTGGTCAGCACTACTCACGGAAGGTCGCACTGATTGAGGGTTAGAATTGTATGCAC